AGCATCTTGATGTCCTTTAACTCCTTCAATTTCAACTTCTTTTTGTTGTTCACTAACCTTATGTCCGGCAACAGATGAGAGTAATAATAATAATTCTTCTAGAATATAACCATAAAGAAATTTTATTCTTACATGAGGTGCAAAGTTTGTCTCATTAACTTTAGAATTAATATCATACCATAATTGTCTATCAGGTTTTCCTATACCTGATAATCTTAAACGTCCTTTACCTTCTGGTTCTTTATATAAAAATTCTTTTATATGCTCTTTTAACATATTACCAAAGGTATCAATAAGTTTGTCAACTTCACTTTCATCTTTTTGTATAGGATCAAGATCAAATAATTTATATATATCCTCAACTAGAGTATCTATTTTTTTCATAAATATATATAGGGAGTACTCATATATTGGTACAAGTACTCCCTATCCTTTCTATATTAGTTAAGAATTAAAAGGTATGTCGGAACTAGTTTCATTAACATACCCTCCGGGTACTATATCAAAGTCATCAGCATTATACTCAACTAAGTCTACAACTTGTACACCATTAAGGTAACCTTTAACCCCACCACCATAAACAGTGTACTCTTTTGGGTAATAGCTTACATTAACTTTAGAGCCATTACCTATTCTTTTATTGGAAGGAAACGGATTTCTCTCGGCATCTTTTACATTCATGGCACGAAAGGCACCATCCTTGGAACGGGCATATTGTTTAAGAGTAACAAAGTCTCCTCGTTCATCTTCCTTGTTTTTAATTGTCAGCCCATCAGCTTGAGCAATCTTTTTATTAGCTGCATTAAGATTGCAGACTTCGATTGACCACTCACCATCAGGATTGAATTTAACATTTGGGGTAATTACATGTGCCCAGTAAGCTTCTCCAGAAATAATACTCATTTTTTAATTTCTCCTTTAGTTAATAACGGTTGATAGTAACGTGCTATATCCAATAACAACAGTATAAGTATATCACATTTTTAATTTAATGTCAATACATTTAATGTGTTTCTGCCCATGTTTTTCCTATTTTATAATCACAGTCAAGTTCACATTTCATATTGAATGTTTTTGTTGTGTCTTTCATTGCCTCCTTTGTTAGTTTACAGAATTTATTTATATCTTGGTTGGCTACTTCAAATTGATATTCATCATGAACAGATACTACTAGTTTAGCATCAAGTCCTACTTTCCTAATTTTGTTTATCAGATATACCAACCATTGTTTACATACAATAGCTCCTGCTCCTTGTATAAGGGTATTTAAGGCAGAATACTCATGTCTGATATGTAATTGTCTACCATCTAATCCCTTAATAGTTCCTTCTTTAGCAGCTTCTTGTACATTATCTCTTAGTTCTTTTAATGCTGGAATATTATGTAAAAATCTATTAATAAGAGTTTGTCCTTGTCCAGCACTTCCACCTACTACCTTGCCTATCTTGGCTGCTCCTGCTCCATAAAGAAAAGCATAGATAAATGTCTTAGCTTGATCTCTTGTACTGAGTCCGGCCATTTTCTGATTAGCTGTATGTACATCTCCTGTTAAGACTACCTTGGTATAGTCTTTATCATTCATGTAATGAGCCAAGCACCTTAACTCAAGACCACTGGCATCTGTACCTACCAAGGAATGAGTATCAGGATTAGATACAGTCCAAAGGTTTCTACATTCTTTACCATAAGGTGAATAACTAGCTGGTATCTGAGCCATATTAGGACTATGATGTGCCATTCTTCCAGTAATAGTTCTTAGGGTCAGTACTTTACCTCGTACTCTATTGTCTTCATCACATTCTTTTATCCATGCTTTTAATAATCCAGTTCTTTTTTGTAAAAGAAAATATCTATTAAACATTTTTGCTTCGGGTATTTTAATATCAGATAAAACAGATTCATTTATTATTATATTACCTTTGTCTGTTAATTGTGTAGGTATCCAGCCACGTTCCATAAGACGTTCAGCTATTTGTTTACGGCTGGCAATATTAAATGGAATATATTTTGTCTTGGTTTTTATTTCTATTTTAGTAGGTTCAAATATATCTAAAGATTTTTCTTCTAATTGATGTTGTTAGTCTTCTAGTTTTGCCAAAAGAATAGTAGCTTCTCTTAGATTAAAAGCAAATCCATTTTTTTGTTGTTGATCAATGATAGTTCTTACTTGTCTTTCAAGTTTATAAGCTTTAGGTGAGAATCTTTTACCTTCCTCTTCCAGAACAGCAGCAACTCTCCCCGTAAGTTCCGTATCCCTGATACAATACTTAAGCATGTCTTCATTGTAGTTTTTAAACTCATTAAATTCTCCTTTCTGAAAGTTAAGTTTCTTTCCCCATGCTTCTAATGAATGACCTCCTTCTCTTATAGGATTATAAAGCTGTGATTCGATTAATGTATCCCTGACTTGATTAGGTTTTATAGAAGAACCTATTAGTTTATTTAATATAGGAGCATCAAAACTTATACCATTATGCATAATGAATTGGTCAATTTGAGTAGACCATCCTGCAAATTTATAACAATCATTACCTATCCATGTTTTTATATTTCCAGTATTAGGATTTTTAGCAACAATACAATGAATAATTTTTGCATTTAAGGAATCAGTTTCTATATCTACTATAGCTTTTGTCATGGCACATCTATCAATTCAGCTTGTTTAACTGGAATATGATAGAATAATTCTCCTTGAGTTACATTACGATTAGCTACTTCTTTAACTTCACATGTTAATAATATATTAGCATCTATCTTCCATGCTTTTTTACAATCACCTCTAAAGACAACAAATATGAACTCTGCTTCAGGACATTGATTTTGCCATGCATTCAGAAGTCTTTTCTTTCTGTGAGGAATACGTACTTCTTTCCAATGATCAGGCCATTCCCCCTCCCATATATATTTAATTTCAACCTCATATAGCTGAAGTTTTTCTATAACAGTCTTACATATAATATCAAAGCCTTTCTTTTCAGTTGTATTGATAGTTGTAGGTGGTTGTTCTAATGTTTTTAACCATCTTAACATGGCTGCTTTAGCATCCCGGTCTGCTTTTGCATATAATTCGGGATCAAATCGTTTACGAATACTCATTCTTCTATTTCTCCTATAAATGGATTGTTAATTTGTGTCATTCGGCCAGTAATCCTGTCATAATATAGATAACAAGCTATGCCTGTATCTCCTGTATATCTATTTTTTAGGATTCTAACAGTGGTTGTATTAGCATCTTGTTCATTATCAGCCTGTTGATTTCTTTCTAAGGCTATAACACTGTCTGATAAGTGAGCTATTGAAGCTGAACCTCTTAAATGAGACAGACTTACTTCCCTACCATCTTCATGTCCTCTATCACCTGATGGTCTCCGAAGATGACTGACCAATAATAAAGCAATACCTGTTTCTTCTACAAGAGATCTTAATTTAGTCATAAGAACATCAATAGATTTCCTTTCATCTCCATATTCTTCTTGTCCTGATATTAATATACTAAGATGATCTAGAAAAATCCATTTACAATCGAGAGCTTTTGCCATATATCTTATACGATCTAGTATTTCATCATTAGATATTGATCCAAAATGATCAAAGGCAAAAAATCTTTTGCTTCCTATAGTTTTATCTTGCCAATCTTTTAATTGTTCGGATGTAAATTGTTCTCTTATTTCCTTAATATATAATCTGGCATCAGCTTCAACACTCATAATATTAAAGGCAGTATTACGTACACTTTCTTCCAAGGCTAAGACACCTATATTATCTAGGGTATTTGTCATGATATGGTGCATTAGTTCTCTCATTACACTACTCTTTCCCATACCAGCACCACTTGTAAAGGTTACAAGTTCTCCTGTTCTTATACCATAAGTTTTATCATTAAGCTTAGACCAAGGATAAAGACAAGTCTCACAAAAACTTTCTTCATAAAGACTATCTCCTAATTCAGATAAGTTTATTATACCAGCAGGTGTATAAGCTTTAGCTGCCCACCATGTATGAACAAATTTTTCTTTTTGTCCTGTTCTTAAATATTCATTGGCATCTTTTAATTCAAGATTAACAATCTTACATTTGTTTGGTTCAAATAAAGTAGCAACTTTATGAGCAGCTTCCTTGCCAGCTTTATCATTATCAAAACATAAGACAACTGTTTCAAATTTATTAAGATATTCAAAAGCTTCTTTACAATTTTCTAATGCAGCAGCAGCACCATTCTTAATAGAAACTACAGGCCATTTAGAGCCATGCATTTCATAAGCTGACATAGCATCAATCTCACCTTCACATACTGTAATGTAAGCACCTTTAGGTGTGAATAAATCCTGTCCGAATAAAACAGCTTCATTTATATTACCTGTACTCCAGAACTTTTTTGTTTGTACTTCTCTAAATTTATTAGCTATATGTACACCTTCTTTATTCATATATTTATATATATGATGTGTAATTACAGAGCCTTCTTTTTTAATTAAAGTATTATATTTTCTTGCTGTTTCTTCTTGGATATTTCTATCAGTTATTTTTCCAAATTCTCCACTATTATAATGAGGTTTGTTTTGTTCAGTATTCATAGGTATTATTTTTTTTGTTTGTGATTGCATATTATCCTCTGATTTAAATCTAGTATTACAACTGAAGCAATAAGAATGCCCATCAATATGTTTAACTTTAGCATCACTTGAACCACACTCCGGGCATGGACCTTTTTTCAGCCATTGATTTTCCATTTTTACTATTCCTTATACTATAGATTTTTTGATAGTCAACATTAAAAGTATAACATAATCCTTGTCGATTGTAAAGTTCGTTCTTTGCTTCTTTAAAAGTACGAAACTTATCAACAACTTGACGATATCCTTTACCATTATAGATTAAATTCCACATAGTTTCCTTCCTTGCTAGGGAGCCAGCATTACATAAAAGAATGCTGGCAGACCTAGCTGTCTTCATAAGTTTCTTTCCATAGATCTTTAACAAAATCTTCTTTGTCTTGCATGATCTCATTAAGTTCTTGCTTGGCATATCGTTTAGCTTCTTTTGTATTATAACCTTCTTCACGATATTGTTTAACTAAATTTCTAAAGAGAGCTTGACGATCTCTTTGCCATAAATTTTTACTTGACATTTTTTTCCTCTAATTCTACCCAGTTTCCTCTTGCAGTATAACTATTATCCTGTTTTGCTTTAGCAATTTCTAATCTAAGTTTTTTATTTTCAATTTCAAGTTCCTTTACTCTGTTCATTAATGTTTTAATTTGTTTATAAATAGTCACGAGTTCTTTAGAAGTCATTAGTGCAACCTGTTTATTTCAATGTTTGATTGTTCTATATAGACATCATTCCAATCAGTTTCTCTTCTAATATCATAGAGAAATTCAAGAGCTTCTCCTTTAGAATCAAATGTAAGAC